TTGGCTAAATTTCGCAGATCCTCGTAACTAAGGCTGATACGATTGACGTAGTAGCGTATGTCGTCGTGGTCTTTCGCTTCCGGGTCGAAAAATATATCGTCAAGCTCGACTTCCTCGATGACCGGCAGTCCTTTTCGCCAAAATACCTTTGCCACGCTCGTGCCAAGAAACGGGATTTTTTGAAACATCGGCATCATGACCTTATAAAGCCGCACGATCGTCGTATAGTGATTGAGCGCCTCTTGCCATTTTTCTATCACATCAGCCGAGCTATTGATGTATGTTTCAAGCTTTGCAAATTCGTCGCTGTTGAAATACGTTTCGCTCAAAGCGTCCGTGATACGTTTTGCCTTTGCGTTGATCTTTGGTATGAAAAGGTTCGCCTTGCCACGCTCTTTGAGACTTTGCGCCCTATCCTCGTCAAGAGCGAGCAAATACGCGGCATTGAGCTTATCAAAGTCGCCCTTGTAATGCTCGAAACCGCGTTTAGCTTTTTGAATAAGCTCGCCTAAAAATGCTGTTCTGTCTGAGTTCATATCCTATCCTCTGATGGCGGCCAGAAATTCAAAGCTTTCTTTGAATTTTGCGTCATCTACTGCGTTGATAGCGCTTAAAGCCTCTGCGCTCATCACGCCGTTTTGCTCTACTCCTGCGATCTCTTGAGCTGTTTTGATAGCCTCGCGAAAGCCAAATTTTAGGGCAAATTCATACAAAATTTCGCCCTTTTCTCCAAGTTCATCGCCACGGATGAATACCCAAATTTCAGTTTTTGGCTGCTTTGTGGTATTTGGCTCACTAGACGCGGAGTCTCGTCCATCTTGCAATGTCGTCTCGTTTGCGCTTTTTTCGGTCGCTTCTTGCTCCTCATTTTTTGGTGCTCCGTTTACGCTGTCTATCGCCATGTTTTTCGCCTCTTGGACGTTTTGTCCATTTTGATTAGTTCTCTTTGCCATTTTTGATCTCCTTTTTCAGATTGAAATATGTTCTTTTGCTTATGTTCGTCAGCTCCAGCACCCTTTTCGTGCCGATACCTCTAGCTATCATTTCGCGCGCAAGAGAACTCCTGTATTTTTTTGACGGGAAGCTCTTTAGCCCGCCTACTAGCTGACATATCACGCCCGCCATCGTGAGGGTCAGACTCTCATCGTCTAGTTTTGCCACGTCACGGATCAGTGCTGGGTCAATATTCCCCAAAAGATACTCAAACTGCCACTGCAAAATCTACCCCTTTTTTGCATTTTCTACCAAAAATCACCGTCATATCTTTGCCTTTTCGCCTCTATGCGTCTTGCGCTCATCACGTCATCAAAAAATGTCAGAGCCAAAGCGTCGGCGTAGTCAGGGCTTATGCCGTATTCTTTTTTGAGTTCGTCTTTTGGCAGGATCAAGTATCTTTCTTTGCGGTCGTATTGAAATTCAATCATCTGAAGCTGTTTTTTGAGCTTTTCGTGCGCGTTCATCGTCAGCAGATGAAATTTCTCTTTGAGCGCGAAATACATCTCCGCGCGCTTGTTCGCAAATTTTGCCTCGTTCGTAGCTTTGTAGCTTGCTTTTGCCTCGCGACAGATAGCCCCCAGCCCAAATTCACACAGCCTGTCAAATGTGCCTGCGCCCACCCCAACGCTATCGATAAATATCGCCTCGGGTTTTTTCTCACTCATTTCGTATCTTCGGTATATCTCGCGGGCAAGCTCGGTGGTACTAGCGATACGAAAACCCTCGAGATTTTCAACGTGATAGCCATCTCGCACGCAAAGCACGCTCTCATCGTCGCCGTCTCTTGCCACATCCAGCCCCCAAATTTGCACGGCATTTGGCTCATACGTCCGGACTTTGCCGAAAGCCGCCTCTATCATTGAGAGCGGAAAAAGCGCATTCGTAGTAGTGTCTAGGAATTCGCCGTATATCTCTTGTTTTACGACATCGCTATCCACGCCGCCAAGCTCTGCGATGAGTTCGTCTATCTCCTCTTTTCGCAAAAGCGGATTTTTAAAACTTGAAATTTGAAAATTGACCCAGTCTTTTTCGTTTCTCATACCACGGCTTGCCAGATCGAAAAAGCGGTTTTTCCCCTTTGGTACTCCGCCGATGAAAGCTCTTGAATTTGGATAGTCTAGTAGCATCGGACGGATCGCATTGTCCCAAAGGTATGAGTTCTTTAAGATGATGCCTGCCTCGTTGAGAATGACGACGTCATACCCAAAGCCCTCGATATTCTCAGGGCGTTCGGCAGAGCGCATATCCAGGTATCCATCCGCTATTGTGAGTTTTTTGTCTTGCGCGTGAAATTTCCACATTTCGCTAGGCAGCTGTTTGAGCTCGGGCAAAAAATATCTTTCGTAGTATCTTTGCAAGTTTCCTGCCACCGTATCGACCCAAAGTATCTTTTTGCCCTCTAGTAGCCACTCGATGCACGCATTCGCCATACCTTTCGTGAACCCACTCCTGCGCCCTTTTTCTATGGTTGTGAATTTGGCTTTGTTTTTGAAAAAGACCTCACGCTGCCAATCAGTATATTTGAGCCGCAAATTCACTTCACTCATCGACTAGTCCTTTTCTTTCTATCACGATTTTGGTTTCTTCGCTTTGTTGCACATTTGCGTTGTTGATCGTAGTGCTTGCGGTTCTTTGATTTACGCCTAGCGTTAGGCTAGCTTTATCTATCGCGTCTTGCAAAGCCTTGAAGTCATTTGCGTTTAGCTCTATGGGTTGAAAAGTTTGCACCCCATCACCAATACCTACTTTTTCAAACTTAGTATTTTTATCTAGCATATCTATCACTCGATTAAGATTTTTTTGCGTAGCGTTAAATATTAATCCACGATTATATGCCTCATCTTTAGCAGTGCTCAAAATACTGCTCATTTCTATTTCTGATTTTTGAGTTTGTGCTGATAAAAGCGTTATTTGAGCTTCTACTAAGTGCTCATTTTTTGGCGTTAATCCTTTAAGCAAATTAGCTACGGTCCCATTTGATACGGCATATTTTTTAGCTAACTCTCTTTGACTAAATTTACCCGTATGAAAATCGGCTAAGATTTTCTCTTTTATCTCGTTTGTTATTTTCGCCACTATTTTCTCCCTAGCTCACCCTTGATAAAATCTATCGCCTCGCCCACCTCATAAATCTTGACTTTTATCCCGCCTTTATCCGCGTACTCATAGCTGTAGCTCCCGCTTGCGTATTTGTCATTTTTAAATAACGCGTCCAGTACTCCTTTGGCTACGTTGTCCGTGTCGCCGTGCGTTTTGTCTTTGTATATTGCTATGGTCTCTACGAAGTACGCCCCGCATAGTTCCGGCACGGCGTGCCAGTCTTTGCCGCGCCTGATTATTCTTTTGGGCGCGCTGGGGTTGGCGGCGCAAAAGGCGTCCGCTAGCAAAGTTTTCCATTCGAGGTATTTTTTGTAGTCTTTTGTAAATTTCATCTTTTGCGTCGTTCGCTTATACGGCACGGGGTTATACTCTAGCCCCGCTATCTCAAACTCATAAACTAGCTTCATATTCCGCCCAATTCTCATCGGCTAACCTCTCGTATTTTTCTATACTCTCGCGCTTATGCTCGTGGCACCAATCGTGGCACTCTCTACAAACGGCTATTTGCTTGCTATCGTCCTTATCTGCTCCAAAACTGCCATATCTTACGTGGTGGCATTCTATGCTTTGTTGCTCCTCACATATTTGGCAAAGTGGGTATGCTTCAAGTAGTCTTAGTTGGTAGGTTTTGTTTTTGCTTCGTGTTAGTCGCATTAATATCCTGCCTCTACATATTCGCCTATCTCTACATCTGCTTTTTGATCGCCTCTAGCGCAAAAATAAAAATAATCAGAATTTTCATCAAAGCCAGCCCCCTGGCAAAACTCCACCGCATCACTATGAAAATTAAATACTGCCACAAGCTCTGCGTTCTTTAGCTCACCTGCATCTAACAAAGTGTCAAATAAAAATCTCTCTTTGTATTTTAAATATCCGTTGCCATCAAACCAATCATCGCTATTTTCAATATTTTTAAGCTCTAGCCTAAAAACTGCATAATTTAAGATTTCGCTCATATTAGCCCCTTTATCGTTTCTCTTAATCTT